AAGGCGGAGGTGGCGGAGGTGGCGCCAGTACCTTAGCATTGGCTGGTTTAGCAATGGCAGGAGCAAAGGCTTTTAGTAACGCATCATCTAGTGGAGCAATTTCATCTAAGTCTTCTCCAGATGCTAGTGGAACAAACGGTCCAGGATATGACGACCCTAACTACATAGGGCCTTAGGAGAAATAATGGCTGAAGCAAACTTACCTAGAAAACCTGACAATAGAGATTCAGCAACAACTGTCAAAAGGTATTTCAATAGTTATTATGGAAAAGAACTTGCTTTTCCAAGCAACGATGTAGATGCTGTAATTGGATTTTTAGAGAACAAAGGGTTTGACAAAGCCGCGGCAATAAGCACAGGAACAGTAATTCTTCAACAAGCTAAAATAGATGGTGTAAAAGTTTTTGAACTTTTAGACACATTAAAAGGCTTAGATAAATTACAGTTAAGTTATACTGTAACGCAAGTATTAAATTTTAATAGACAAAAAGTAAGTACTCTAGGATATAGAGTAACCGATACACGTAAGCCTACAGAATCAAGAAACATCATGGGGTAACCAATGAAGCGTTGGGCCCAGGGTAAATTTACACTTAAACATCCAGACAAGTATGTAGGTAATAAATCTCCTACTTATAGGTCAAGTTGGGAATTCCATTTTATGAAATTTTGTGACGAAAACCCTGCCATAGGATCATGGGCAAGTGAAGCAATTAAGATTCCTTATAGAAGTCCTTTGACTGGTAAACCCACTGTATATGTACCAGACTTTTTTATTCAATATAAAGATAAAAAAGGCAGAGCAAAGGTAGAACTAATTGAGATCAAACCCAGTTCTCAAGCAATGCGAGAAAGCGTTGGAAAGAATAAACAAAATCAAGCATCATACGTACTAAATATGGCAAAGTGGGAAGCCGCTAACAAATATGCCAAATCCAAAGGGATAAAATTTAGGGTAATCACTGAAATGGAATTGTTCCATCAGGGTAAACGTAAGTGATAAATAATACTAGCATATAATGGATTTAAGCTATGAGTAAAAAATTAGAAGAACTGTTAGATTTACCTGATTCAAAAGAGTTAATCAAACAGGAAAAAGACAAAGAAAAACACGAAGTCATTCAACAACAGAATGATACTTTACGTGACATAGCAGAGATGGACAAGATTTCAGCGGCTTTGCCCCAAGTAAAAGGGCTGGGCGAAATGGCTGATAAGGAACTAAATGAAGTATCTGAAAAGTCAATGGAAGCATACGAAGACCTAATGGACTTGGGTATGAACGTTGAGTCAAGATATTCTGGTAGAGTATTTGAAGTAGCTGGTCAAATGCTAAAAACCAATTTAGACTCCAAAGTAGCAAAGCTAGATAAAAAACTAAAAATGGTTGAATTACAACTTAGAAAAGAAAAACTTGATAAAGACGGCAAACCGGATGGAGAATCAATAGTCCAAGGAGAGGGCTATATAGTTACAGACCGTAATAGTTTGCTGGAAAAACTTAAGAATATGGATAAATAATTTATAAGGACGGGAATATGTTTGAAAAATACCTTACAGAAGCAAAAAAAGAATATAAATTTTCAATCGGTGTAGCAGGTGAGCTACCTGAAGGGTTTGCTGATTCGATGGAATCAGCTTTACAACGATTTAGTGTTGTATCAATGAGCCCTGGAAAAAAGACTCCAATACAGGAAAAACCATTAGATTTTCCACAACTTTCTAATAGTGAAGTTACATACTATGAAGTAGCAGTCAATTATCCAACAACACCACAAGTTTTATCAGAATATATTCCACATTGTACGAACATTGAGCGAGCTCATATAGTAGTTAGAACAGAAAATGATCCTGCTATAGAGTACCAATCGCAAAAAGAAGAAAATCCTTACACACCAAAACTTGATACGACAGACATGGGTCAAGCAGATCCTAAAGCACAAGAAACTGTTGGTGGTGAAAGAGTTATGGGTCTTTTGAAAGAACTAGAGACGGCTAGAAAAGAAACAGAAAACAGTCCAATAGCTGATGTAAAACCAGCGCCTGAAAGTAAGGATATAGGCGACAATATTGGAACAAAATCACCTATAGGGAGTAAGTAACATGAACATGAAAGATATGATCCAACAGATGACAAACATAGAGGATCAAGCAAAAGCAAAAAAACAAAAAATTAACGAGTCAGCATCAATGAACATTTCAATGACAGCTGATGATGCTGGACAAGTTGGACAGTTAATGTCAATGATGAAAAATGCTGGTATGAATGCTAAACCAGTAGCATCAGATATGCCTATGCCAATGAGAAAAGATATTGATAAATTTAGAGCGGCAGTAGGTCCAAAATATGACAACCCAAGTATTCCAGGTAAAGATGATGTACCAGGAGACATGGATCTTAAAGCAGGTATTGGAAAAGCATTGACAACTTTAGGTACTGCAGGCATAGGTGGAGCATTAGGTGGTCCAGCTGGACTAGTTGGAGGAGCATTAGTTGGTCAGTCACTAGGAGACGATGTTGAAAACGAAGGCGATTACGCTAATTCTCCAGATGAAGATTATGCTCCGTATACAGACGTTATTAAAAGCGGAAATGATCTAAATAAATCTAAAAAATCTTATCCAAAGGTAGCAGGTGGAGATAATCCAATGAACCTAGCAGATAAAATTAAGGAAGAGCTTGCCGGCTTGTATAAGGAATACCAAGTACCTGAAGGTCACTTTGGTAAAGAACATGGAGAAATTGGTGATCAATTGTTTGTGTTTGCACAGGAAATTAAAGACGGAAAGCATAGGTACGATTACATCCTTGATGAGTTAAACAGCATGTTTGATATGGTTAAAAAATCCGGTGATAAAGTTTATATCAATGCATTCAAGGCTCTAAGAGGAATTGAACCTGAGGACGTTGGTGATGATGCTGATGGCGGTATGAACCAAAGTATGTCTAAGGCACAAGATGCTATTGATATTTTAGACGGTGCCGACGATAGCGACTATCCACACATGGGTAAAATGTAATGAAAATGCGTGATCTTTTAGATAAGATTGACTCTATTAATACACCAGTCAATGAACAAGCTACAATGAATGTTTCTATGACAGCTGACCATTGCGACGAAGTTGGTGAATTAATGAAATTAATGAACAATATGGGCATTAACACAAAGCCAATATCGGCCGCACAAATAGACGATCCTAAAAATCCAGGAAAAGATGATGATCCAGATGATGTTGATCTAAAAGCTGGAGCATTAGGCGGTGCCGCTGGAGCATATGGTGGCTCCGTATTAGGAAACATGGTAGCTCCAGGACCTGTGGGTACTATCATTGGAGGCACATTAGGCGGCTTAGCAGGTGATGCTATTACAGGCGACGGCATAATATAATTCCCCCAAAACTTTGCGAATCAAATAGGCTCTCCGGAGTCTATTTTTTTGAGTAAATAGTTTACTATGGTTAAAAGTTTAGATGGCGTATTAACAAAAAAAGCCAATACACGTGAAACATTTACTGAACAGCAAATCGCTGATTTACAATCCTGTACGCAACCGGAAACAGGATATCTTTATTTTTGTGAAAAGTTTTTTAACATACAACATCCTGTTGCTGGAAAGATGTTGTTTTCACCATATGAATACCAACAAAAGCTACTAAACAGTTATCACGATCATAGATTTAATATCAACATGCTACCAAGGCAAAGCGGAAAGACAACTACTGCCGCAGGTTACTTGTTATGGTATGCTATGTTTCATCCAGATCAAACAATATTAATTGCCGCACACAAATATACAGGTGCCCAAGAAATAATGCAACGTATAAGATACGGTTATGAATTATGTCCTGATTTTATTAGGGCAGGTGTAACAAACTACAACAAAGGGTCAATGGAATTTGAAAATGGCAGTAGAATTGTTAGTGCTACTACAACAGGTAACACAGGAAGAGGTATGTCAATATCTTTACTATACTGTGATGAGTTTGCGTTTGTAAGTCCTAGTATCGCAGATGAATTTTGGACATCTATTTCACCTACACTAGCAACAGGTGGTCGTGCTATTATTACAAGTACACCTAATTCTGATGAAGACACGTTTGCTATAATTTGGAAAGAAAGTCAAAATAAATTTGATGCTAATGGAAATGAGCAAACAGTTGGTATAAACGGCTTTCATGGATTTACTGCTAAATGGAACGAACACCCAGATAGAGATGATAAATGGCGTGAAGCAGAAATAGGTAGAATTGGTGAGGAAAGATTTAGAAGAGAATATGGTTGTGAATTTTTAGTTTATGACGAAACTTTAATTAACTCTATAAAACTTTCTACATTAGAACCAAAGAAACCTAAGATGAATATGGGTCAAACTAGGTGGTATGAAGAAATAAACGGATCAGAAAACTATGTTGTAGCACTTGATCCTAGTATGGGTACAGGAGGAGACTTCGCGGCTATTCAAGTTTATGAAGTTCCTAGCTATAAACAAGTAGCGGAATGGCGACATAATGAAACACCTATACCTGCTCAAATTAGAATATTGAAGGATATATGTCAGCATCTAAAAGACAAGTGTAAGAACCAAGGTACTAATATATACTGGAGCGTAGAGAACAACGCTATAGGAGAAGCGGCTCTAATTGTAATAAATGATTACGGTGAAGAGAATATTCCAGGCTTGTTTATAAGTGAACCTATGCGAAAAGGACACGTAAGAAAATTTAGAAAAGGATTTAACACTACACATGGTACAAAAATTACCGCATGTAGTAGATTAAAAACAATGATTGAAAACGATAAAATTAAGCTGAATAGTGCGGCTTTAATAACAGAACTTAAAAATTATGTTGCTACTGGCACTAGCTTTAGGGCTAAAGTAGGACAAACAGACGATTTAGTAAGTGCTACACTATTAGCACTAAGAATGATGGCTGTTTTAAAGGACTGGGATCCAAGGATTTACAATTCCTTCAGTCAAGCAGACGGAGAAGAGGTATTTGAACCACCTATGCCTATCTACGTTACAGGCGGTTTAGGATAAATATTAATATGAAAAACCTTGAATACATAGCAGACGAACTTTTTAACAAGATCAGAGGAAGATATCCTTCAGTTACAGTTGGTGATAATGAAGCAACTATAACTAATATGCCTGCCCAGGGCAGATTCTTTGAATTTGATTTCCAACCAGGAAAAAAAGTAAGTATTAGTTTAGATGAAGATGGAATTGCTGTAATGTTTAGCAATAAACTGTTTGATTCTAATGATGCTAGTTTAAAGAGCAATTGGTTTAGTTTTTTAAAAGAACTTAGAACATTTGCTAAAAAAAGAATGTTAAACTTTGATACAAGAGATATTACAAAAAACAGTTTAGACAAAAGAGATTATGAATATCTAAGCACGGAGAAACAAATGAGCGAATCGAAACTATACGGAACAAGCAGAACCAGTTTTCAAGACATTGGTTCAGCTAAAATGATTGTGAAGCATTCACAGCAGATCAATCGAGAACAACCAGCAGGTAGAACAAGAGACATTGCTGGGATTTACATTGAAAGTGAATCAGGAGAAAGATTTAAGTATCCTATGAAACACTTAAACGGAGCAAGGGCAATGTCAATGCACGTTGCTGAAGGCGGAACACCATATGATGACTTTGGTAAACACATCATTGGACTATCCGAAGAACTTTCAAAACTACGCAAATTCAAAACTTACATGAATCGCTCAAGTGTAATGGCTGAAGGACTTGCTGGTTATATGGACGTTGTAAATGAAAGAATCGAGGCCGTAAAGAAATCGACACATGCGTTACAGTCAAAAGCAAAATATAAAGAAGCATTCGACAACTTCGACAATACCGTGCTTGAAGAAGTTCCAGAAGATGTTTCAAATAGCTGGATTGATGAACTTACTATTAGACAGTTTAACGAAGAGCTCAAAGGTGTCTTTCCGTACATTTATAGATTAGTAAGTGAAGCAAACAAAGTACAAGACCTTGGACCTGAAGATTTAATCGATGAAGGTAAAGTAAAAGGATACATGATGGACATGGAAGATGATGCCCAGGACATGGACCGTAGAGAATTTATGCTGAAACACGGCGAACGCAATGTTGATATTTGGGATAAAGTAAATGATGAAGATTATCGTGATGATAGCGACTTTGGAGAAGATCAATATAGTTTTGAACCTCAAGCTGATGCTATTGTAAATGGAGCAAAGTTCAATCAAGAAGCACCCATGACAGCAGAAGAACAAGCATTTGAAGATTTTAAAATGGCGGCGGCGAATGCGGCGGCAAAGGGTGAAAAAGAATTTGAATATCCAGCAGGATCAGGTAAGAAACATCCTACAAAGATGAATAAAGCAACAGCGGCAAAATTATTAGCTGATAGCCAAACTAATGAAGGCGATAAGCCAACAGCTGATCAGTTGATGAAAATATACAAAACCAAAGGTGAAGATGCTCTTCGTGTAATGATGAACATGGATCAAAAAAGGTTTAGTAGAATGCTTACATTTGCCGGCGGAGATGTTGACGCACTTATCCAAGACTATGTTGGTGAAAGCGATGTAAAAGAAGCACAGCTTGACGAATTTGCGTTTCTTCCTTTATTGATTCCAGCGGCAACAACAGCGGCAAGAGTGCTTACTCCTTTAGCAATTAAAGGAGGTACAAAAGGTGCCAAAGCTATTATGAATTGGGCTAAACGTAATCCGGTAAAAGCGACAGTAGCAACAGGAGTAGCAGGTACAGACACTGGTAGAAGTGCTGTCAAAGGCGCATATGATACTGGAAAAGCTATTAAAGGAGCAGTTGACGGTGCTGGCGAAGTAATGGATAAAGCTAAAGATGCTATTGATAAAGTTGGTGATAAAGTGGTCCAGACAGCAGATGACTTAAAAGGAATGATGCCAAACGTACCTAATTTAGATCAATTAGCGGCGATTGGTAAACAATATGCTTTACCAGCGGCGGTGGTAGCGGCTGTGGCACTAGGTGGTTACAAAGTAGCACAGAAACTATTTGGCAAAGATAAAGAGCCGGTTCCACAAGAAGGTGATGATAAAGATTCTACAACTATAGACATAAGTCCAAAAGGGCAAGGAGACGAACTAAAGGCTCCTAAAGAAACACCTTTAGACGAATTTGTTAAAAGCATGTATGATTATACTCAAAATGCTTTTCCAAAAGGCGAGACAGCAGTATTGACAGCGGTACAAAAGAAGTACGGAGAGAAAGCTGTTAGGGAAGCAGGCCAAATGATTGAAGAACTATTATCAGGTCAAGATGAAGAAATGGCTAGAATCCAACACCTTGCTGGACTAAGATAACCAAAAACCACAAATAAAGCAAAAAAACACTTGACTTTATAAATAATATCGTGTAGTATATGTTTATGTGCTACACTTTTAGGCACAATACAAAGGCTAATTTAAAGGAGGCTTATTATGGCAACATTAGCAGAAATCAGAGCTAAACTGAAAGAACAAGAATCACGCACAAGTGGTTCACAAAGCTCCGGCGGGGACAACGCAATTTTTCCATTCTGGAATATGAAAGAAAGCGAAAGCTCAACGCTTCGTTTCCTTCCTGATGGTGACGAATCCAACACATTTTTCTGGAAAGAACGTTTGATGATCAAACTGCCTTTCGCAGGTGTAAAGGGTGAGACTGATTCTCGTCCTGTACAAGTACAAGTTCCTTGTATGGAAATGTATGGTGATAGCTGTGAAATTCTTAACGAAGTTCGTGGCTGGTTTAAAGACGCAAGTCTTGAAGACATGGGTCGAAAATATTGGAAGAAGAGATCATATATCTTCCAAGGATTTGTAACTGAGAACGCATTAAGCGACGATACAACTCCTGAAAATCCAATTAGACGTTTTATTATTGGTCCACAGATTTTCCAAATCATCAAACAGGCTCTTATGGATCCTGACATGGAAGAGTTACCAACAGATTATACTGCTGGTGTAGACTTTCGTCTGAATAAAACTACAAAAGGCGGATACGCAGATTACTCAACTTCAAGTTGGGCAAGACGTGAGCGTCCATTATCGGATGCTGAAATGAAAGCCATTGAAACAAATGGTTTGTTTAACTTACCAGACTTCCTTCCTAAGAAGCCAGGTGAAGTTGAAGTTAAGGTAATGAAAGAAATGTTTGAAGCGAGTGTCGATGGTGAACCATACGATATGGATCGTTTTGGACAATACTTTCGTCCAGCAGGTATGTCTGCGAGAACAGGTGATCCTATGACTCGAGGCAATACTGCTCCTAAGGCGGATACTTCCCCAAAGCAGGAAACGGCTCCGGTAGCAGAAGCCCCAAAGGTAGAAGCTCCTAAAGCTGAAGAACCAGCTCAACCAAGTGGAAAGGCTGAAGACATTCTTTCCATGATAAGAGCAAGGCAACAAAACTAAAAATATATACTAGTGGGGTTAAACCCCCACTAGGCTATTTTAAGGAGGCATTATGGCAAAAACTTTTGATCCTAGCAAATTTAGGACACAACTAACAAAATCCATTACAGGCATGAGTGCGGGATTCAATGACCCGACTGATTGGATTAGTACAGGTAACTACGCACTCAACTATCTTATCTCAGGAGACTTTCACAAAGGAGTTCCAATGGGTAAGGTAACTGTGTTCGCAGGTGAATCAGGAGCAGGTAAAAGTTATATCTGTGCTGGTAACATTGTAAAAGCGGCACAGGAACAAGGAATCTTTGTTGTATTAATCGATTCAGAGAACGCACTAGATGAAACTTGGTTACAAGCACTAGACGTTGATACAAGCGAAGAAAAACTACTTAAACTTAATATGTCAATGATTGATGATGTTGCTAAAACAGTATCAACATTTATGATAGACTACAAAGCAATGCCAGAGGAAGATCGTCCTAAGGTATTATTTGTTATTGATAGTTTGGGTATGTTACTTACTCCTACAGACGTAGATCAGTTTAACAAAGGTGATATGAAAGGTGACATGGGTAGAAAACCTAAGGCACTTACATCACTTGTAAGAAATACTGTTAACATGATTGGTTCGCATAATGTAGGACTAGTATGTACTAATCATACTTACGCATCACAAGATATGTTTGATCCTGATGATAAAATATCAGGTGGACAAGGCTTTATATATGCGTCTAGTATTGTTGTAGCAATGAAAAAACTAAAACTAAAAGAAGACGAAGACGGCAACAAAGTAACTGATGTACGTGGTATCAGAGCTGGCTGTAAGGTAATGAAAACTAGATATGCTAAACCGTTTGAAGGCGTACAAGTTAAAATTCCATACGAGACAGGAATGAATCCATATAGTGGATTGGTTGATTTGTTTGAGAAAAAAGGCTTACTAGTAAAGGATGGAAATAGGCTAAAATACATTGATGTCAAAGGCGAAGAACATAAGGAATATCGAAAAAACTGGACAGGTGACATGTTGGATATGATTATGTCTAATTTACACGCCAAAGATGATTCTGTGGTAAATACCAAGGTCGAAGAACCAGTAAAAACCGAACAGGAGTGACAATGGAATCAAGTATGATAGTCGATATCTGGAATACATTCAAAGAAAATATCGATAAGAAAGCTATTGAAACAGTAGCAGAAAGATATGTAGACGTATGTGCTGACTTTGGAACAGACGATACTGCTTTTAGAGATGCTATGGGTAACTGTGATAATCTTGATGCGGCAATTTCATATTATTTAGATATGGAAGATCCTGAAGATTATGACGAACAGGACCCAGAAGACTGGGATAGGTAAATGGGATATTACTCTGATGTAGCAAGAGATATCAATAAGATACCAGACGCTATTCAACACTTTGAAAGTGAGTTGAGTGCCGCAAGAGTAGAAACAAAGCTGAAAGGTAATGTTGAACGTGCGGCGGCTGAACTTCCTGGCATAGTAGAACAGCGTTTCCAGCAACTTCAAGAAATTGAAGCAATTTTAAATTATCTAAATATCGAATTACGTAGGCTACGAAGTACATATTTCAAGAAATATTTAGAAAACTATCAAAGAGCTCTTTCTAGTAGAGATGTTGAAAAATATGTTGACGGAGAAGCTGATATAGTAGACTACGAAAAAATTATCAATGAGTTTGCACTTCTAAGAAATAAATGGCTTGGCTTGTTAAAAGGACTTGATCAAAAACAGTGGCAGATAACCAATGTAGTCAAGTTAAGAGTAGCAGGCATGGAAGATGCGTCATTATAAGTTTCAAGTTCCAGAAAATAGTAGAAAATTAAGAGGACAACTTTTCACACACCTATATAGGCTTTGTGATGTAAAAACAATCAGTGGTCCTGAAGAAATAGAAAAAGATAGGTATCTAGCATTCAGTCATCCTTTTGATGATTGGGTGTTTGATGCTATTATTAAAGATAAGAAAATAAACTTCTTTCATATTGATAACGGATATATAGGTAACCATAGGCATAAAACACCTTGGCACTATAGAATAAGTTACAATTCTTTACAAAATACCACAGTAAAAAAAGTATCTCATAGCAGGATTAATCTTCTTGAAATTGATGATAAACTTTGGTCTGATGATTGGAATCTAGATGGAGATTACAACCTGATTGTGCTACCCAACCAGTCCAATATCTTTAAATACTTAGGAGAAGATTATGATAGTTGGAAACAAAAAACGTTAGACTATTATAGTTCATTAGATGTTCCTTTAGTTGTAAGAGAAAAAGGGAAAAAGAAACGCAGGAAAAGATATGAAGAAATTTTGCCTATGATGTCAAACTCAAAAAAAGTTATAACGTATCATAGCATGGCGGCTGTTGAAGCATTGTGTTTAGGAAAACCAATTGAAATACTAGGACAAAGTGCTGTTCAACACTGGCAAAATAAAACAAATTTTAATAGAAAGGAAATGTTAGAACACATAGCATGGAGCCAATTCAATAGAGATGAATATACTAATGGCATAGCATGGGACCTAACATTTGAGTATCAGGTTAATAGATGAGTTATGTAGAACTAGATGGTTGGAGAACTATACCTCAAGACATTTGTCTTAAAAGTGCTAAAAAACAAGGCAACGGAAAAATTGAGGAATATCAAAATTGGGAATTACAAACAGCAATTTCTCACTGTGCTAAACTTAGAATAGCAGTAGATATCGGAGCTCATGTCGGAATAACTTCTTTTAGATTAAGTCAATCATTTGAACACGTTCACGCTTATGAAGTAAACACAAAACTATTACCCAGTTTATTATATAATCTAGATATGAAAAAAGTTTATAATGTAACAACTCATCCTGTTGGTCTTGGTGATACAGAAAAAGATGTAGACATTATTGAAACACATAAAAGTTTTAGTACTCATGTAGACCCCAATGCTACTAAAGGAAAATATAAAGTCAAAACATTAGATTCTTTTAATTTACAAAACGTAGACTTCATTAAAATTGACGCAGAAGGATATGAACCGTTGATTGCTAAAGGAGCAATTGAAACCTTAAAAAGATGTAAACCAATAATTTTATATGAAAGAAAAGATCACCCTGCTAGATATGGGTTCGAAAGAGAAAGTATAAGAAGTGTACTTATGGACATAGGATATAGAATGGTTAGAAAATTAGGCAAGGGCGAAAAAAATGCAGTATTAGCATATAGACCAGAAATGAGTCCAGATGTTTGAGCTACCAAAACTACATGGACATAATGTTCCTAACAAAGCAAAAGATATTATATTTTTTAGTTGTGACTACGATTATTTTGATAGGCACGGATACGCATTAGCACAAAGTATAAACAGAACAATAGGTTGGATACACGTTCACTGCCATATAATTAACGAAGGTAATATGAACCAAATAGTGTTAGATGACCTAACTAGACAATTCAATTTTACGTATTCGTACGAACACGTTTCGGAACAACTTTACAAAGACTTGAAGAAAAATACAAAAAGAATGAAGGAAGGTCAAGACATATTTAAGACAGGCGATTTAGATTATATAGCTAGAAGAACATATCTAGCAAGTGCTAGATTTATGCGATTACATGAATTGTTTAAAGCTGACGACCAATATATATTTCAATTAGATTGTGATACAGTACTAAGAAACGGATTCCATCAAAAGGATTTTAGAGACATGGCAAAAAATGTAGCAGTCATGCCCAAGCCAAAAGATCCAGGAGTTTTTATTGCTAGTGCACTTTGCTTAGGTCAAGGCAGTACAGGAATCAAGTTTAGAAAACTTTTTAGTAACAATATGATAGAGGCTTTTAAAAGAGAAATTTATTGGTTTGTAGATCAAGATGTGTTAAGAGCAACAATGACCGAATGGAATAATATGGAAGAAAAATTTGAATATATTCCGTACCAATGGAATGCTTGGGGACAGAAAAGATATGATATTTTTTCAACAGGCAAAGGAAGTAAAAAAGACGATAGAAGATTTAAGGCGGCCCAGATGAATTGGCTTCCTGAACATTGGAAAGAAATTATAAAAAAGGAAGTGTTAAATCTTCCATAAAATGTATGCCAGAAGAAATTAAAAGTCCTTGTATAAGTGTTTGTAGTATTGACGAAGATAGTGGCTTTTGTGTAGCTTGTAATAGAACAAGTGAAGAGATTGAAAAATGGGGATTACAAAGTACAACAGATGAATGGAAGATTAAAAACTTGAAGGAACTTAAAGACAGATGACACAAGGTTATTTAATATATCTACCA